CTTGGCGCTGCCATCGTAGTGCGTCCGATAGTAAACAGGGGTCACGTCGTGACCCTTGAAGCAATCGGTACCACAAGACTCTCTGAAGTTTCCACTCCAGAAAGACTTAGTGGTGTTTACCTTGAAATGTAACATTTCAAGAGCACTACATACAGCTTCCCTCGAGTCTGTGGGGATGACGATGTCATCACCAAAGACGGACAGCTCTCCCGTCAAAGCCAATACGTTGTCCATGGTAACGTCTCGCCGTCTGTGCGTAAGCACAGCAGCAATGGCGATCGCCATGAAAGCAATTGACTCCACTGGGAAAGTGTAGGCGTTACCCATAGTACTGAACTTTTTCAGTACTAATGTCTCACTGACTCTCCGAGTCAGCTGTTGCGAGACATAAAGGGTACGAGATGCCCGGAGTGCGTTGAGAAGGGTTCTCTGAGAAGAGAACATATTCCCAACCAGATCCGGCGTGACACAGTCGCTCGCCATAGACAAGTCTATGGTCGATAACGACCCCGTAACCGATCCAAGATGGCACAACCTTTGGTTCTGCGATTGATCGTCGAAGACGATGAATCTACTGATCCAAGATTGCTCAGTTCGGGAGACCATGTAGGACAACAAGCATTGTTGACACCACATGTGCTCACTGGGTTCTGCGGCAATAAGCCGTGGTCCAGCAAAGGTCTTGGGAACTGCGACAAGTCTTGATCCCGGTTCGGAAGAACCGATTTCAAGCCGCTTAGGAGCGGTGTCTCGCTTAGCAAAGGCGAGGCCAACAGGCGCGACGTCACGAGCCCAACTGCTATAACTATGATAACCATAGTCAGCAATAGGGAAAACCATCTCCAGCCGTTCGGACCAATTCTGCCAATAAAATTTATCGGCAGGACCTGTTCGTTCGGCGATGGCACCTGGTCCATGTTTGAACCTCCATTCTGCGGGGTCGAAGACCCCAAGGGTGGAAGAAACTAATCGAGACACCTTGTCAAGATTAGTCAAGAAGAGTTGATGCACCCATTCGTTGCAATCGCG